ACGTGTTGGAGTAAGCATGTCCATAATATTAACACGTTTCTTAGTTCTCAATTCAGATGCTTTAGTAGCAAATTCAGTCATTTGAGCTTCAGTCAACTGGGTTGATTTGAATAGGTTAATTTTCTGAACTAATCCAGGTAACTTACTAATCATTTCAGCAACCTTAGATTGCAATGATTCGAAGGTATAATTCATATGTCTAATAGACATCACTCCGAAATCAGCATCACTGATTACTAATCCATTACTACATACTAATCTGAAAATACCAACTCTAAAGTTAAATGCGGCTTTACCGTCATGTGAATTGGTTAATAAAATTTGAGGGAACGAATCATCTCCATTTGCACCCTTAATTGTGATTTCAGGATGACGAAACACTAACAAGTGTTTTTGGAAACCTTTATTCTTACGAGATTTAACTTCTTGGGCTTTAGTTACTTCCCAACCTAAGTTCATTAAATCTTCTACTACTCTAATTGTAGGAGTTTGGATGTATTTATCCGTTAAATGTTTAGCTTTTTCAGTTGTAAATACTGACGGTGCTAATTCCTTGATTTGTTCAATACTGTAAGTCATAACCTTTTATTTTAATTTTTTATAATACTTAAATCTACACTATCTACCCTGCCTGCCCTAATTTAGGACTCCATGCTTTGCGTATATAATTGCTTCACTGAACATTTCCTGTTCCCATACTGATGATGGTGGGTAATTGATACTCACAGCGTCAACTAACTTCCGATTATCAGTGATACCTTTCATTACCATTACTCTAACCATTGCCTCAATTTGAAGGCATTTAAGTTCTAATTCTGAATTGGTTGTCATCTTAGCTGTTTTTGATGTTGTCTTCTCGTTCTTTTTGTCTACGTCTCAATTTAATCCACTCTTCCTGCTCAGCCAACGATGCACCTCTACGACTCAAGTCATCCCATGACTCTTGGCTCAACGGCACATGTTTTTTCTTTTTAAATAATGTTTTGTCTACTCTTCTACTGAATTTGTCTTGTGCTTCTTCTTTGGTTTGTATTGCCATTATTTATTTATTTGACGTAAATCTACGACCATTACTCTGCCTTCCACTTCCCACTATCAATCAACTTGAAATCATCGCCATTCCTATCTATGAATTGCCACGTTGCTGATTGTAATGAGAAATTCTCATCGATGTGATTCAGTACTTGTTCAGGAGTAAAATCTGAACAACTATATAAATCAAATTGGAACATAGGTAATTCTAAAGCATCCCACACGTGAATTGAAGCATGTGATGTAGCTAAAGTTACGGTTCCTGTTATGCCCTCATTTCCAGGTTCATTAACATAAACTGAAGTTGGTCCTGCGACAACAACCATTCCTACTTTATTTACTAATTCTCGAAACCAAACATTTAAAGTTTCTTCTGATTTTGGGGGGTTAGTGATATAACCTTTCACTAATAGGTGTAAGTGGTTTGGGGTGAACATTGTTTTACTTAAATTTAAAGCCAGTTAATTTTTCGATATCAGCTAATGTTGCTTCATTATTCTTAAGTCCGTCTGCTTTACTTGTATTGTTATCAAATATGAAAGCCATCCATTCTTTTGATTTCTTGAAGTATATTACTTTCCAACACTGAGTTGGAACTGATGTTGTACCAATTTTCTTAGCTACACCTACTGATCCACACCAAACGTGTACTGAATCTTCTTTAATAGCGTAGTCGCGTACTAATGTTTCTAATGCTTTCCAATCACCACGATTGAGTGCTGGATATTGAGCGGTCATGTTACTAAAATAAAATGATTCGTCGTTTGCCACTTGATCACAAGCAGCGTCTGCTGCTGGAAAATTGTGTCCACGATCGAATCCTTGACCTGTATAATCTGCTTGTAAATTTGTTTCGGCTGGTAATTTAGGATCAGCTATAAATTTATCACCACGCTTTGCTTTAACAGCACATGTTAAATTTGCTCTAGTAACCCACCACTCCACCTTAACTGGGTAGTGTTTTGACTTACTATAATGTGTTGTATACGACTTGTGTGTTAATGTAACTACATCTTGAGCTGTAACTGTGAAGCTAATTAGTAGTAATAGGGCTAATAGGCATTGTTTCATGCCGATAAATATAGCTACTCACTAATAGCCTTAGATACTGCTTCGTAATACTCTTCACGTAAACGTCTAACAGCGGCTTCAGCACTCGCCACACCGGCTTTAAACATTGTTTCATGGTTTCCATAACCACGCTCATTAATTACTTTAAATACTTCTTCAAATATTTCAAATCCAAAAATGTTACTACCTAATGCTTCATACTTGTTACTCATAATTAGAATCGTTTTGCTAGTTCAATTATATATTGTTCTTGTTCCTTAGTTAATAACCAACCCTTACCAAATAATATTTGTAGTGCTCTGTTAAAATCATCATTACTTTCAGCTAGTTTATTTCGTTCTATATGACCTGCTGCTTTAACTTCACCATCATTTGTTACTACACATGATTCAGAAATGTAACCTTCGTCTTGCATTGATTTAAAGAATTCTCTTCTATCATAAGAACCCATACCCCAGATGATATCATCAATGTCTACTTCTATACTGATACTACTCATAGCCAATTATATTTAGATTGTTTTATATCGTTTAATGATTTGTAAGGGACTGATTCTGGTCTAGTGTATTGTTTTGGTTTGCGGCCTCTAGGCTTGCATACTTTCTCATCACCAGCTCCCCAATTTGTTTCTCTTACTATTTTATAGAAGCGTTCTCGAACGCGTTTCATGTATTCGTCTTCCATAACTACTTATTTAACATAATCTAAGACTAGTTCCTCGCCCATACAAAGCATTTGTAACGTTCTGAATTTGCGTTCGTCGTCTAGTGGTTTTGCTTCGTTGTAATCGCTACTCCATACTAACTGACCACCATACATTAATCCACAAAAGTATTCTAGTTGTGAGTTCATTACAATGAACCAGTCGCGTTTAGGTTGTTTCTTTCCTACCATATTTTGAATCTGATATTTTTAATCCACAATATAAATCTAACATTCTCATTTCACGATCAGCTAGTTTCTTACCGAAACGACGTTTTTTAGCTATAACTTCAGTACCCCATTTTCTCCATTCTTCATTTTGAGCTTCAGTCATTGTATATTGTTGAAACCAGTTATCCTTTCTACCTTCTACATCTTCAAATTTAAGATCGTGTCCTGCCATCTCAAACATCTTATCAATCAGTTCCTTTAATATTAACTTATTTTTATCTTCTCGTTTCATGTATCGTTACTTTGACAATCTAGTAATTGCATTGAAGAATGCTCTTTTAGTAAATACCTCAAATGTATTATATCTTTTATTCATGCACATAACTCGTCTAATACCACTTACATTTTTTAAATGTTTTAAAGTATTACATAAGCGTCTAGTATATTTAGGAGCATGATCTATTTTTCTCATTTTAGATATTTTGGTTTAATATTCTTCGTGTCCTAATCTCATTAATTCTGCTCTCAAACTGCTAATTGTATAACCACTATTATATACAGTATCCGGATCTAACTCTTTAATCTTCTCTGCAAGATCTGTTCTATAACCTACCTCATAGTATCTAGATTCAATAGCATCAGATAAATTTTGTACTTGTCTATTTCCTACAACTGATATTCTTAAATCATAGTCAGTCCATTTGGTTTTGTAGTCCATCATCGCAATGTGTCCTGTGATTTTACATTTTAGATTGCTTAGAAACCTATTCCTAACTCTCACTATTGAATTATCATCACCGAACAAATGTAAGAATCTAAGGAACCATCTAGGACACCATTTAGGTTTTGCTTTATAATCCATAAAGATTACTAATGGCTCCATTGCTTCGAAGATAGGACCTAACTCATTATATGGAACTGATCCTAAGTAATGATATTTTTCATAGAAGTTCTTAGGAAAGAATATAGCTCTAATATCATTCCAAGTAATATCCCTAGTATGAATCATACCTTTCTTTCTACCTCTCCAAAACAACATACTATGACCAAAGTCAGTTAGTTTCTGTTTTGGTGTTCGTTTATCCTTGATATAGAATTTACTTTTCATCTTTATTATTTAATTCTCCTAAAGATACAACTCCATCTTTGATCACCAAATATTGATTTTGTCCATATTCAAGTGTGTCTATGAAGTAATATCTACCACCAGTAGATTTACCTTTAATATCAATTGTATCTTGTGGTGTATGTCCTACTACCTGAATGATATGGTTTTTAAGGGTTTCTTTATTAGTAAGTTTACCGTCTTGAGTAGACTTATTAGCAGCCATTAATGCTTTAGGTCTGATCCAAAGTGGACCCTGAAATGTTTCATTACCATAACCACCAACTCCATATACTTTATCTCCAACTTGTTTATATGAACGATAAGCTAATTTTTGAGGTTGATAATAGAATAAATCATTAACATACATTGCTAAATTAGGTACATCCCACATTACAATATTATCATCTAACCATTCACTACTTAATCCAGCGTGTGTAAAAACAAATTCGTCAACTTGATAAGCTGCTTGTAGATATTGTTTATTTTCGCTTACTACGTGTTTGATTGATGGCGCCATTAATGTTTGGTAGCCTGAGGTGCCATTATCCTCAATACCTGGGTAGTAGTGGTAATCGTGATTGCCGATTAATAATGTTACTTTATGGTATATAGATGTGTTTCTGAAATCAATAATGTCTAGAAAGTTATTGATTTGATCTAGTCCTTTAACTGTAAATGAATCAAAATAATCACCTACAAATACAAATTCATCTGTATCGTCGTGCTCTTTAGCTACGATCTGTTTCCATATGTCACGACCATGAATATCGCCTATTGCTACTAATTTCATAGCTTGAATCTAAGCTATTATTTGGCCTTCACCAAACCTTCCACCAAGGTTTCTTAGGAGCTACTGTAGGTTTTTTAGAGAAGTTGATATGACGATTGAAAGCTACTGATGATGTTTTGTAGAGTATGTCTTTTTCCTCTTGAGTGAAGCCATTAACATTAATTTGAACGTGCAGTGGAGACTTTAACCCGTTAATTTCAAACGAGCTATCTATTACGATGTATTCTTTATTATTATGTTTAGCGTATCGTATCATAGCATATATAAATATACGCTAGTTGGAAAGTGGTGCTTTAATTGGTGGATGTGATTTATAATCTATTAAAATAACATCTTGATCGCCAAACGATTCAATTCCATCTCTAACATGAATTGTTGGTAATTCAAATGGTTCTCTACTGATTTGTTCTTTAGCTTGTTCAAGATGATTTAAATACAAATGAACGTCACCTAAATTACCTATTAATTCGTCAGGTATCATATTCACTTCATCTGCTATCATTTCTAATAGTAAACCATAAGAGGCAATATTGAATGGTAATCCTAAGAATGTATCTACACTTCGTTGATTCCACATTAGAGAGATTGCTCTAGTTGGGATATTGTTAGTTGTAAAATATTCATGTAATGATATATGGTCTCCATTTACATCTATAATCATTTCTTTACCTATTTTTTTCACATATAGGTTTGCTCTTTCGTAAATTGTCAACTCTCTCGTATAAACTTGAAATCCATAATGACAAGGTGGAAGTACCATTTGGTCTAATTCACCTACATTCCAAGCACTAACCATTAAACGTCTACTGTCTGGATTTGATTGTAGTTCTGAGATTAGGTTAGCGATTTGGTCTATTTGTTCAATTTCTTTATTAAATTCAACTTTATAACCCCATCTTCTCCATTGCTTACCATAAATAGGTCCTAACTCACCCCATGTCTTTGCAAACTCACCATCTGTTTTGATTTTATTGATAAATTCTTCTATTGGAGGGGTATCTTGTAATTCCCAAGTACGAGCTCTTTCATAACGTTTATATACATCTCCATCCCAAATATGACAATTATTATCAACTAAATACTTGATGTTAGTATCACCTCTCAAAAACCATAGTAATTCAGTTACAATTGATTTCCAAGCCATTTTCTTAGTAGTCAATAAGGGAAATCCCTCACTCATTTTATGACGAATCTGTCTTCCAAATACTGATAAAGTACCAGTACCTGTTCTATCAGTTTTTTTAACGCCATTAGCGCCAATGTCTAATAACAATGATTGATACTGTCTATCTAAGTTATTCGGTCTCATGGTTCATGTAATTTACAAATTGAAGAGCTGCTTTTGGATTTACTGAGTCTAAGTAATCTAATGATAGTTCATATCTATCAAGTTGTACATGCTTTATAAAGTTTTCATCACGTAAACTGTCTGTTGTTGATTGTAGTGTTTTTACTTCAACCTTAAATTGATTAATTCTTTCATTCTGAAAGTATATTGTTGATAGTAATGCTAACAACGAACATGCTGTTAGTATTGGACTTATATATTGTTTCATATCATATTATTTTTATCTTCTTCATCAAATAAATCTTCACCCATATAATCTGGGTAATTTGTTTTCATGTTATCAATTCCTCTAACCCATACCAGGGTAACTGAAATAGCTACTATTATTATGAATATAATTAATCCCACCATTTTTCTATGTTGTTGTTTAGATAATTAAATAGTTCTCGTCTTGCTTTATTATGATCTTTTGTAGATTTATTTATTCCTTCTTTAGTCCACTCTGTAGCTTCTGATAGATACTTATCAAGGTGGTATTCGGTTTGTACTTTCTCTATCATTTCGATTGCTGTTTTAATACTATCAGCATCGTGCTCATTAAATACATGTAAACCATCTTTACGAATATACTTTTCAGTATCAATAAGCTTTTGTTTTAATATTTCATAAACGAAATAATAATCCCAATCACGATCTTTCCATATGATAGGAATCCAACGTATTAACTTACGTATTTGTATTATCTTATTCTTAATCTTATACATAGTACTAATTTAAAGTAGAAAGTTGGCCCATCCAAAGGACAGGCCACAATAACTTACTTAGTTACAGTTGTATCAACTACTGATGTAGTTGTATCTGCTGCTACTACTGTTGAATCTACTGCTACTGCAGTTGAATCAGTTGATGTTGCTTCAGTTGAAGCGTTACCACATGCTACCAATGTAGCGATTGCGAAAATTGCAATTACTTTTTTCATAATGTAATTTTTGTTTTATTATACTTAAATATACAACCTAATTCTGACCGAACCAAATTTATAGTTGTAATCTTGAACCTACAAGGAAGAAGCTAAGTATTGGTGTACCTGGTACTGTTGATAAGCTTGCTTTATAGTCAATATTAAACCCAAATCGTTTACTCAATTTAAAACTATATCCTGTGCCCACCAAACCCATTACATTGTAATTCCAGGTACTACCTGATTTGCTATTGTAAGTGTATGGTGACGCCATTAAGAACACACCTGGAGATAATGTTGATTTTCTACTTATTTGATATGGTTTAGTCCAGAATGCTGTTGTTGATGACATCATTGAATATGAGTAACCAACAGCTTCTTTCAATTTAATATTGATAACAGATAAGTTGTAGCCGAATGTACCTAATTTTGGATGTGGTATGATGTGAGTATAACCACCGAAAGTCATATGCGTACCTGCGACGTAAGCAACGGTATATGAATAAGCATCTATTGATTTGAGTGCTCCGTTCTTAAAGTTCATATCGCTTTTATTCGCAGATAAAGCGAATGATTTTAAATCAGCCCATACCATACTTGACACGCCCCAACTTGATTCGCCTGTAGCTGATGCTTGAGACATACTTAATGATATAATTGGGGTGAATCCACCTGCAGGGTTTTGTGCTACAGTTAGATCTGAACCTATCATTATGGGGTTCATTTTGGCTTGTTTCTTATCTTCCTTCTTATCTTCTTTTTTCTCTTCCTTTTTTTCCTCTTTAGATTCTTCCTTCTTCTCCTCTTTCTTTTCCTCTTTAGTTTCTGATTTAGTTTCTTCTTTTTTCTCTTCAGATTTGCTTTCAGATTTAGATTCGCTCTTTGATTCTGTTTTTGTTTCTGATTTGCTTTCGCTTTTGCTTCCAGATGAGCTTGATGAAGACGATTCCCCAGATGAGGATGACGAACCAGAAGATGAAGACGAGGACGAACCCGATGATGATTGGGATGAAGATCCACTCGAAGATGCTGCTGTACCGCTTGAGGCTGGAGCGCCACTTGAAGCTGCTGCTCCGCTTGATGCTGCTCCACTTGCTGCTCCGCTTGCTGCTCCTGAAGCTGCTCCACTTGCTGCACTTGAGGCTGCTGATGAAGCGGCTGATGACGCTGCTGAACTTGCTGCTGATGAAGCTGCTTGTGATGCTGCCTGCGACACTGCCTGAGTCACTGTCTGTGTTACTACGGGAGTTGATACTGGACATGCTAGTGAATTGTAGGATGCATACGTTGCTTGAAGCCAAGCTTGTAATTCTCCGTTTGTTACTTGCGCTGGAGTAAATGTCTTAATTTGACCATAGAATGAAACGATAGCGTTTCCGTTAACCATTGTAGTTGTAGCTACTTTGGTTTGACCAGTGCATTTGTCAATGAATGTTTGAGTATAGACTTGTCCGTTCGCTACTTTAGCGAATAAACATATAATGA